TCATCGCTATGACCACGCCCCAGTAGTATGCGTTCTGCACATCTGACCGGAACCTGCGTTTCAGTTTGACTTCGATGGTCACAGCCAAGTCCTTTTCACGGGACATGGCTCTGACTTCCTCATCGAAAAAGGGGCGATTGTAGATTCGCAATGCCCCTTGTGGTGTGATTACTCCGTTGTGCTTCATTTTATCCTCCACGTTCTGACTCCGGTATCGAATACTTTGGTAGAGAACTTGACTCCGTGCTTCTTGGCATAGGCGCAGGCTGCTGCCGATACACGGCCACGTTCATGTTCAGGGAAGGTTGACTTCATGAAGAAGCTATCGCCAACCTCCATCTTTGCGAAGGGGTACTTGGCACGGGCTGTCGATCGGGTTGGTGCGGGGTATCCGCTTTCTACTTGGATTTTCATAGGGATTGGATTAGTTGTTCTTTTGATGGGAATACTCGTTCCTCAGGCACGACCGATATATCATTGTTCGCATCTCGCACGAACAGGTATGAGCGTTGGCCATTCTCGTCAAGTGTTATCTCCATCTTGTAGATGGCTCCGCACTTGATTTTGTCATCATTCAGGAAGAACACAATGTCTCCCATGTTGTGGTTTGTTTCGATTTGAATTGTCATTTGGTTGATGTATTAAAATGATTATTAGTTACTAAGTATTCGTACAGGTCAGGCAGTGTCTGACATATCTCGTTCTTGTTCTCGTCCCATGCCTTCATATCCTCTCTGAGGTCGTACAGGTACGCCTTCTCGTACATGAACCATGAGAACCAATCGTATCCCTCCGGAGTCAGGACGACACTCCACAGGTGTTGGATTACCCATGAGTCGTCGTCCATGAACTCGTGCAGGTCGATGTTGAGTTTGTATGCTGCTTGTATCCTGTCGGTTGATACCTTCATCCGCTCACAGGCTTTCATGAATATGTCTTGTGTCATGCTTCTTCCTCCTCTTCTGTTACGCCAAACTGCTTGGCTTGTTCTACGATTTGATTAAAGTTATATCCGGCTGTTTCGATCTCAGTGCGTACCTCTTCGTTCTTGGCGGTAATCTTATCACCCTTAGCATAGCGGGCAACTACTCGAGTCCAACGTGCAACCTGAGACTTGACTGAGTCAGCGTAGTCACGTGGTTCTTCGAAGCCGTATAAGAACTTGAGGTAGTTGGAGTACTCGATGCCGAAGTTCTTCTTGAACTTACCATCCTCAACCATGATGTGGTTCTCAAGCGGTGGTCGCTCGGAGTTGCTGAAGTAGAAGGTTATCTTCTCAAGGTCTGCTAGGTACTCGGCCTCTAGTTCTGCTGATGGTTCGTATTGGAAGCACATCATACGCAGGTCATCCTTGCAGATGTACACGAGTTCGCCATTCAGGTTAAGCCCCTTCATGTAGTGGAATAGTTGGAGGCGATGGTGCTTGATTGGCTTCTCAGTCTTCTCCATCATGTCCATCACGAAAGATGAGCAGGACTTAATCTCTAGGACTTTCGTCTCAAGTTCCTTGTCACCGAACTTCTCATGCAGTTTCTCTGCGATGTACAGGGAAGATGCTTGGATAGATTCCGGCAGGTGAGATGATGTGATGTCCTGCTTTGCACGTTCGATGTCAATCTTGCCACCGGCTAGGAAGTCAAGTCGACCTGATACCGTGAGCATGTTAGGGTACTCGACCATCACACGTTCCTGAGTGTTGTTGATGAGACCTGCACGTTCGAGAACGTAGCGTACTACCCACTCGACAAGGTTACCTGCTTCGAACTTGCGAAGGCTTCTCATGTTGGGTGGATTGGTTGGCGTGACAGCCTTCATCTTCAGATACCGGTCAACAAGTGGTTGACCAATTTCTGATGCATAGCAATAGTTACGTGGCTCTAGCGCACGTTGTTGGGAATAAACGCATTCATTCCATAATTGTTGGAGATTCCAATTCATGATTGTTAGTTTGTTAAAATGATTTCAAGTCCGTTCTTTATAAGACGTACATACCCATCGGCATCAATCTCATACGTGTAGTCATCCTGTCGAAGCCGCTTGATTAAACTTGGATTGAATCGGGCTTGAAGGGTTATGTTGTGGTCACGTAGTGTAATACTGTAGAATGCTTCCTCCCCGAACAGGTCGAGAAATTCTTCGATTGTTTTAAGATGTTGTTTCATTTGTTGTGTAAATTGAGTTTGTAAATTGTAAGTTGTGATAATCGCAGAACTCCTTGGCCACGCTCTCATTCTCGATGAGCATAAACATTAGCCCATTGGGTTTGAGGTTCATGTTGCGCCAATAGTTCCATGCGTCAGGATATGTCCCGAAGGTTTCGATGTTGCCGGTCAGGTCAGGGTTAATCGAGATAACCCAATACGGGGGATTATTCATTGCGTTGGATGTTAAAGAAGATTGTTTTGATTTCGTTTGGTATTGTCTTGAGCAGTCGCCCGCTCGATTGATAGCTTGATGATACCTTGCCCACATACTTGACGTGCTTGCCAATGATTGCATAAACGTCACGTGAATGTTTGACAATCTCATAGCCATCTTTGGTCTTGAATAGCTGTGTCATTTAGATTGCAAATATAGTATAACTTCTACGTTCTCAACTAAATTCAAACTAATTAGTGTTAATTAGCTGCTCTGAGAACACCTCTTCTAGCACTTCTGCGAGGTCTGCCTCTTCCGATCGGGATAGCAGTTTCCGGAATGAGCGGGCGTCTACCCACCATATGTTGTCGGTCTTCTCTTCCTTTGTCTCGCATATAGGACACATGGTAAATGGCCTATCAGATTTCAAACCTATGTCCACAAGGATGATGCATCCACAGCCACCCCTTTTCATGGTTAAAGCCGTGAACACATCCCCCTTGAGGAACACGCCCTGAGAGTGGTCTTTGATGGCAACGATGTCGTCGCCTGCTCGGTAGTCGATTATCATTTATCGATATCTTTAAGAAGCCACATCATCATGGTGAACACGATGGAATCAATTACGCGTCTCACGTTGTACTATTTTTAGGATGTTAGTATGAGCCTGCTCGAACTCGGCGTAGAACTCCTGCATGGAGATGTACTCGAAGCCCTCGTAGTTCTCTTTGACTCTGTTGACCTCGTCCTGCACATCTTCAATGTAGGCTTCGATTCCATCTACATCTATCGTCTTGACTTGGTTGTAACCCCACACCGTGATGACGTGGCCTGAGGTGGTAATCATTCCGTAGTTGTACTTCTTGCTGTACTTAGACAAGAACTTGTAGTAGATGGACTCCTCAATGCGAGGTTTGTCGTCTTCAATGATGATGGTATAGTGTCCATCGTCGTCAGGATTGGATAGCTTCCAATCGTCGTAGTTGTGGTAGTATGTCATAGCGTTTGAGTTGCTTGGTTAATTGAATTTGCGATGTCTTCTATGATGTAGTCACCCGAAAGGATTGTATCAAGGATGGCGTATGCATCGTCATCGTTCATGTCCTTCAAACCCTTCACGTCATCGATGTGCCACAGGTTGTCGACGTAGTAGCCAGCATCCTTGAGGATTGCCTTGGCTTGGTTGACTGAGGTTTCTAGCTGATTGAGAATAGTGGTATAGATGTATACCTTCTCCTTCTCTGCTGCGATGCAGTCCTCGATGATTTGGTCGTGACCAATCGTTCTCAGTTGTTCTTCATAGTTCATCACAGTCTTCCATGAAACCATGATTTGGTTTTGCACGTGTGCAATTGCTTTATTGTTGCTCATATTACTTAGTTATTTCGATGTCTAGTTGATACTCTTCGATTGCCATGTCCGCGTCGTCGTCTACTTCGAACCTGTCCATGTAGGAGAAGGATGCTAGGTAGTCCTCGAATTGGTCGTAGGCGTGAACGCTGACGATTCCGTCCTCGTTGTCCTCCTCCACCCGAAGCGTTAACTTCGAGTGGGGAGTGTTCTTTGCTGTCTGCTTCACTAGCGTAGCGAAGCTAGAATTGTGGTAGTTTGAATCAAGCATGGCCGGTCAGAATTTTGTGTGAGATTGCTGTTGCTGTCATCTTCGCATAGTCCATGGCCTGAGTCATCGTGCCATGAGTTTGACCTTCGGGCAGTTCGATTGACTCATCCTTGTTGAAGTCGTAGATGGCCTTCTGATTGTTTAGGATGCCGAATAAGACAGCATCGTACAGGTTGTCGAACACGCGGGTCACATCGAGGTATACCTTGCCGTCGTGAGTCCATGCTCCGATGTAGTCCCATGCAGTCTCTAGCTGAGTCCCGCTAGTCACGATGAAGTCGAGGACGTGCGGCTTGATGTACGCGCCCCGCTCGCTGCTCGACATGGACTCCCATGTGTCAGGAAGGTTGATTACTTTCTCATGTCCCTCCATTGAGGCGGCGTAGCCTGAGTTTGGGCTGTCGCCTGTTACGATGTTGTAGGTTGCTCCACCCGTGGTAGCAATCTGCGTTGTGAATTGTGCTAAGTTCATATTGATTATTTATGTTTGTTACAAGTGATTTTTACTAAGGTGTCTAGGCTAGTGGTTTCCACCATGCGCTGAACCATCCGCTCCTGCATCTTGAATTCCCGATGGAGTAGTTCCATGGCCTCGGTGTCCATTGATACGATTTTACGCCACATCTCAGGCTCTTTGTTATCGAAGTCAATCGATGCCTCGATGTTGGAGATGTGCGTCCAACCTTGGTCGGCATAGCCTGTGAATTCGTCCATGTCCTTGCCACGCTCTAGGTGAACAAGGAGTCTGCTCGCGTCATCGATGATGAACAGGAGTCGTTGTCTGATTTGCTCTTTCGTCATGTTGCTATTGTTTTAAGTGGTACAAAAGTATATTAAAGTTTAAATTAACCGTGTTAAGAAATGTTAACTCACAGGTAGGGAGGGTGCAGCCGTTGCCGCTCCCCTCCCCTCGTTGCATTACGAGCCTGCGTGTGCAGAGAACATGGCAGGGGATTCGAACCCCTGCTTGCTCCATAGCCATGTTATTTGTGCCATCCGCACCCGCCATTGTCATGGCGCACCCAATTGCGAGTCGGGGTCGATCGGAGGTGGTCTTGGTA